CCCGCGGAATTCTCCGCTTTGACGGAAGTCGCAAGTATGACGTCTCAGATAGTTGCTCTATTGCCTGCATCCAGTCAGGATGTTACTGCTGAAGGTCGTATTGGCAACCAGATTTCTTTGAAGTCGTTTCGTTGTGATTACACTCTTAGTACGACCTCCCCGGCCTTGGTCCGTGTGATCTTCTTCTGGCTTACTGTACCTCGTACTTGGTCTACCACTAGTACAGGTGCTCCTCCTACGTCTAGTGGCGTTAACCCTTCATGGCCCCAGCTTCTGGCAGATTTCTCCTTGACATCTGATCCGTTTGCGACCCCTGCAGAGATTGCTGTGAATAATATTGTTGCCCAGCCTCAATGTATTACGAAGAGTAATATGTCTCCTATTATCCGTCTGTCTGACAAGGTTCATTACCTTGGCTCTAACTTCAGCGATACCTCTGGTTCTGCAAGGGCTTCTGAGAAGTGTCAGAAGAAACTTGTGTTTTCCAAATCCTACAAGGATATGAAGCTGACCTACAATGATGTTGCTTCCTCCGGTGCTCCTGTGAACCGTCAGTTATACATGGCCGTTTGTCAGGCCAACCGTCGTGGTCTTACCGGTGAGACCAAGCCTGAGGTCGGTGTGGCCTATTCTTGCACTATGAAGTACACTGATTCGTAATGCCTCGCAGAGTAAAAGTTCCACTTTTATAATCTCTTGTACACGCGCCCTCGCGTGTTCCTTTTAAGACCCGCGTAGCGGTATTCTATGTTAGTTCCTCAATAAACCATCTATCACTTGACATCCTATCCATATCCGGGGGTTCATTAGCAAACACTATAATGTGTGGTCGATTAAATCGCACCATACACCCTTTGTATTTGCCACTAAAGAACAACCCATTTTTTATGTTTTCTATACTTTCGTATGATATATACTGAACACCCCGTGTTCGCGGAATGTCCATGATGACTATCTCTGGACCTTGTCCGTGTTCCTCTATGTACATTTGGATCGCATATCCTGCATCCACTGCTTTCCCAGATACTACAATAGCTCCCATTTGATCAACCATATACGTCGCCAGTACCGTTTTGCCCCAGTTTCCTCTGTGCTCCCAGAACCAGTAGATACTTCGTCCGAACTTCTCTTCCGGTTTGAGGAATAGGTTCGCTATGTCGATCTGCTCCATCCGTAGGTCAGATTTCGTTACTTTCATAGTTTCTCGTGGTATGATCATGTTTGTTGTGTAGTCCCCATCCTTGGTACAGTATGTAGTGTTCTGCATACTAGTTCCCCTGCGCTTCTCCCAATGTATTCTTTTTGTGTTAAATGTTTCCAATGGTCTAATTTTTGTTGGGCTTTCAATATATCCTTGAAGGTGTGGTGTCCCAGATTCACCAACTTCTTTTCCGATCACAAATTTCATTTTGTACTTATCAAAAGTCTGAAGTAATTGAGCCATTTCAATTTCTGTATAGTTGTTCAATGTAAAACACCAGTATTTACTTGCTGACATTCGTTTCTTAGGGGGAGAAATAGTATTACCTCCCCCAGAGCCATTTGAGCCATTTTGTTCCATTTTGTTATGTGATTAGGGTTAGATCTCGCTTTATGTGAGTTAGGGTTAAACCTCGCATTCCTGTGATTAGGGTTTTTGGGTGTTTGGTTGTTGGTTTTGGGGTCACTTGGGCTATAATTATATAGTAGTAGATACTACTACTATATAATTATCCGTGAAGTAGCCCCAAAAGTTAATTGATATAAAGATAAGGCATGTTTAATGCCATAAATGCCCCGTAGACGTCGTAATGCTAAAAGCCGCCGACGCCGTCCGAAGGCTCGCCGTCGCGTGGATAAGGTTCAAAACCGCCGTATCTCGCGTCTTGAGAACGCTGTTGAGAAGAAATTCGCAATTAGGCCGCCCGCGGAATTCTCCGCTTTGACGGAAGTCGCAAGTATGACGTCTCAGATAGTTGCTCTATTGCCTGCATCCAGTCAGGATGTTACTGCTGAAGGTCGT